TCCCATTGCCACAGTGTCTTGCCGATACGCCAGTTTCTAGAATCTTCGTGATGGTTTTTATGCCATCCTTCTCCAGCGGTTAATATATTTGCAACCCAACTATTTTTAGGGTTACCATTTTCTGTGTGTGGGATTAAATTTACAAGTCCATATCCATGGAATGCAAATACTACTGGCATACAAAATCCAAATAAAAATAACATAGGATTTATGAACAACAATAATATTGCTATTAGTGTTATTAGTAAAAAATAGTTATCATGGAAGAATTTTGTATCCGGAGTAATTAATCCTTTAATCATTTTTCTTTCTATAGTAACATCGTTGCCCCATTGACTAGTATATACCTTAAAGAAACCTTTAAGTGTTGGACTATGTGGGTCTTTGTTAGTATCAGTATAAGCATGGTGCATTCTATGTGTGCTAGCCCATGTTAATACAGGACCAGGATTTGCGAACATTCCTAGTACCTGTACATAATATCTATACCAATTTGGTGCTTCAAACGATCCATGACTAAAGTATCTATGATACCCTGCACTGATTGCTGAAGCGGCAATAAATTGCCACCAAATGAAACTTAAGATTAGCATCCAAAGTTCACCATATATAAATGCTGGTATGAGCATTAAGTGGCAGATTGCATGTATTGAAAGAAGTTTATGTGTTGTTGATATCTTCTTCATGCTTTACCTTTATAAATTAGTTGTTAGATAGTTTCTTCTGAAATAACAGTTGAAGTATAGTTTCTATCTTCTATTTCTGATGCAAACGCTTCTCTGTGAGCAGTAGCGTTAGCTTCGTCAATATAAGTTAAAACAATACGTACACCGTTACCAGCTTCATTCACGTCCATAGTTCCAGCAGTAATATACTGATCATTATACAATCCGCATCTACCATGTTCTGCAATCCATTCTTCAATGTTTGCATAAGTATTTGAATTGTTAGTGACTAGATCTGCAGTTTTTCTAAAAGCCATTTGTTTTCTCCTCACATCTTCTGATGTATTTCTATTATATTACATTATTTATGACATTATGTCAATCAGATCTTGACAGATAAATAAGTATGTATATAATAGTAACATGCTAGTAAAACAAGATCCAGGTAAAAGAGACATAGAATTCTTCGGTTATATATGCGAAGATATGGGCTATATGAACAATGCTAATTTAGATGCAATGAAATATGATTGGTGTAAGAAGCACAACGGCGAATGGTGGGCGGCTTATCACAATGATGTAATTGTATCAATGGCGGGTTGTCATAAGTTTCATGATGGTCATAGAATGTTGTTCAGGGGAGTACAAACAATGCCTGCACAGACTGGATTAAGTAAAAATCATATGACTAGTATTCCATGGAAATGGATATTACCTGAGCAAATAAAATGGGCTCAAAGTTCAGAAGAACAGCCTGCATATATTACAACAAATGTTGAGAATGATGCAAGTGGAAAAATGAATAGAACAGATAGATTATTTCATCTGTTAGCTAAACAAGGAATAGTAAGTTTTTATACTGAAGAAGAAATATACGGAACAAAACAATCAGTATGGAAATTAAACTTAGAAAAATATTATGAAACATTGGTTTGATTGGAAACATTTAAGAGTAGCAGAATATCTAAATGGAACAAAACGTGATAATGCTATTGTGCTTTACTTTAAGCACATGTACATAGGTTTTAGAGAAGCAGGTAAACAGTTGTTTATGTGTATTGCTAGTATCATACATGCAATATTTCCTCCATTATTTAATTTTAAATTATTAGAAATGGTAATTAATCAAGCAATAGGATTACACAAGTTTTTGCCTCAACATCCAGACTGGAAGAAATTAAAAGATGAACTTAATAAAAATAATAAATGATGGCACAACAATTAATACTAGCGGAACTACTGGTCCAAGTAAACCAATTTGGCAAAGTGCTGAAAAGATATACTTTGCAAATAGAGCCGCAGTAAAATGTCAGAAGTTAAATAAGTTTAGTAAAGTATATACAGTATGTACATTAGATCACGCAGGTGGATTATTTGCACAAACAATACCAGCTATAGCAGTTGATGCAGACGTATATATAGAACCATTTAATGCATTTACTTGGGTTAAAAAAATTATGGACTATACACATTCGCACCTAACACCTAATATGGCTAGAGCTGTTATGGCTACTAAAACATTTAGTAAACTTGATTTAACTGGCATAACAATTATGTGTGGAAGTGATAGAGTGCATAGTAGTATTATTAAAGCATTTATAGCACAAGGTGCTACGTTTATTGCCAATTGGGGCATGAGTGAAGTAGGACCAGTTGCTATTAACAAAACATTTAACAAAGGTGATGTTGTAGATCATACAGAAAGTATTATGGGAGATACAACCTATTGTGAAACTAAAATTGTAGATGGAGAGTTATATGTCAAAGGATATATTTGTGTATATGATGATTGGTTTGCAACAGGCGACTTAGTAGAATACAAGGATGATATTTACTGGTACCTAGGGAGAAAAAATGCGTAAGCTAGAAAACAAACATGTATTTGTTAGCTTTGAACCAGGAGCAAGTGGACATAGACTAGCAAGAGTATTAGCTACCATGCCATGTATGCATTGGTATAGCTGTGAAGAAAATGGAATTAATCCATGGAATGTTGGCAAAGTAAATGATTATAGTGGACAACGTAAAACAAGTAGATACCATTTTGATCGTATAACACCAAAAGGTAAATTGCCGCCAACACATGATTATGTAGAAAAGTATCTTCCTAATGAGAAACAATATTATAAATTGTTTGATCAATTATTTAAAGAGAATGGTGGAGAAGATATTATCAATGATGGTAAGCGTGTGTTATATTGTACACATAGTATGCCTAATAAGATATTAGAATACTTTCCTAACAGTATTGTTTTTAATATTATACATGATCCAAAAACTATAACAGATCGTTACATGCAGACTACTGCAAAGTTTCCTGGGTATGTAAAGCATTATGGTGTAGTGCCAGAAGATAATGAATATTTACAATTTTTAAAAATATTACATTCAAGAAAGAATGATTTAACTGTAGCAGACATATGGGCATTTGAACGTAAGAAAAAATTCTATTCAGAAGCATTAGAAGAAAAACTTAAAAAAGAAATATATGCTAAGATGTTTTCAAATAGTATTTTTAGGAAAGCAATAGACGATCCTAGAGTGTTTAACACTACAACAAAGTTTAATTATAAAGAAATAAAAAGGTATTTAGATGATAGACTTCAGTAACGTAATTTTTATAACTGGTGCACCTGGTAGTAAATGGAGTGCGGTTAGTTGGGTGTTAAGTGAATCACCATTTCTTAATGTAAGTATTACAGATAGAACAGAAGAAAGATTAATGGTACACGATGCCATCTATGGTGGAGTAAGACACACGGGTGTTTACTTTGGACCAGGAAATGAACTTGGAAAGCAATTTCATAAAATTAATACACTTACAAGACAAGAAGTTTTTGATGAAATTAAACAAGCATGGGCAGAATGGGATGAAGAAAAAACTTACATTGTACGTTGTCATCAATTCATTTATAATTGGGATTGGATGATTGAAAACTTTCCAGAAGCAAAGTTTGTTACTGTATCCAGGCCTCCTGAAATGTGTGTACAAGGTTGGACTAGTGTAGGTGGAATTGATACTCCATATCCACATTATAAAGAGTTTTACAAAACACAAGAAAATGCAATAGAACAAATTAAACTAGAATCAAGATTAGCACATAAAGCATTTCATGATCATCACATGGATGTTCATGTTGCAAGTCCTGGTCATTTCTTTAAAGAATTTTTATTAGATCCAGAACCAGAAACTGGACTAGATAGATATATTAAACATTTAGAAGGATATAATTGGGGTGCTAAAGATCCGCTTATGCAGTTAAAACATGACGTGTTGATCGGCTACCTAAATTTCTAATAACATCAACAACTTTATCTTTTTCAAAGTTAAATTGACACGATCCAATTTGGATATGATCATTTCTTAAATCTTCCCAAGCATCAATAACATAACTTCTCCAAGAAGACTTGTGGTCTAAAAATTCATCACCTTCACTGAATCTCATAAATTTCCAATCAGTATCTGTATTGATATGTTTCCATTGCCATTCGTGATCGTAATGATGTGTTCTTATACAATCATTTTCAGTTTTTGGAAACGCTGAATATGTTTCTATTCCTAGTTTAATTGGAACACCTGTACTCCACATTTGAAACTCTTTATATGCTTCGTACTTGGTTGTTATTTTAAAACATTCACCTGGTGGAATAAATGCAGGTTCATCGAAATGAGTATATATACATTTAATACTTTCAAATCCACATAACCATAATGCAATAAGTCTTCCACTACCTGGATGTACTCTATATCTATTAAACCAAGGTTCGTGTATAATTTGTGGATAGAATCTTAATTCTTCGTATTGTATACATTCAGTAAGATAAAATATTTTACTAACATCTTCCATAACATCTCTATCTTGCATATCATTATTTGTTACTTCGGATTCGTGGAATTCTAAGATTTGTTCAAATGGTAAACTTCTAAAATATTCTAACATCCTAACAATTTCGTACATAGGGTTATGTAGTATATCCCAATTGACGTAACTAGACGCAAGATAACCGCCCTTACGCTCGTGATCGTTTATCCAATGTTGTAACATATAGTCTTGTGCAAGATCTTTTAAACCTGGGTAATATCGTGGGTCTACTGGCATAGTATACCAGCCATATTGGTATGCCATTCTTCACCAGGATGATCATCATCTCTAGCTTTAGAGAATTCTTCTTTTGATAATGTGTTTATTGTACATTGATGTAATTCTATATTATTAGCTTTACAAAAATATTCTACTAACTGTTTGTTCTTTTGATAATTATATTCGTCTGCTTTATCATTCATTAATGTTGCATACGAACTTATCCACGTTGGTGATTTTAATTCTTGTCTAATTGCTTGTTTTGATAAATTTTTAAACTTATGAAGACCGCCGTCATCTTCTATATGTTCTCGTCTTTCTTTAAAAGTCCACATCACATATATATGTTTTGGATTAAATGTTTTACAATAAGAAATAGCTAGCCTTGCTATTTTATCATTACTAGCACCATTCTGTCCAAGATTTGTTACGTCTATTAACTGAGGCCAGCAAGTGTTTACTCCATAACCAAATGTATAACTACAACCAAATGCCGCATCAACGTTTTCATCAGGAACTATTTCACCTCTATAACGCCAATCATTAATATAATATTCAACACTATCTTCAGTATAGCCATTGGCTATTCCTTGTTCTTTTTCTCCGTCATCTAACCAATTTCTTTTACCAGGATTATCATGGCCTAGTGTAAAAACACTAAACCATTTGTCTGTAAGATATCGAGATTCTTGAAACTGTTCTGGAAGTCTTTTCAATTATTGTCCCCAACGATAGAATATATGAGTACCTACTTGTGTAATCCTTGCCATACCTCTATCATTAATCCAATTTGGTTTTACATAATCTGCATGATAATGTGTTGCACCTTCAGTAATGTCTACTGTAAATGTTTGGTCACCATATACACCAGTACTTATGTCAAGTACTAACTTAGCAATATCTGTAGCAAGATAAACTGCTTCTTCGTTGTACATTATATCAGCTTTACCATCACAGTACCAACTGAATTGACATTTGTTTTTGATAGGAAAATATACTGCATCATTTTCATCTGGAGTCTGCTTAGTTTTCCAACTTTCTTTAACAGGTCCTTGATGTACTACACCACAAACTGTATCTGGATAACGTGGATCTGAAACACGATTCATAACAACCATTGTAGTTGCATACATTCCTGCATAACCATCGTTACGTGCTTCAAAATACATATTTTCAACTAGACATTGTAAATCGTATTTGTCATATGGACCTTCAAGGAAAGTATCCATTAAGTATGCATCCGAGTCAAGTACTTCGTATTCTGGAAGTACACCTGTTGTATCAGCTTTAGCTGGCCATATACCAGTTGCAAAAAAGCCTATTGACATAACAACTGCTACGTTCATAAAAGTTCCGATAATGTTAGCTAGTACTCTCATATTTCTGCCTCTTTCTTTGTTAATTTATACACATATTATAGCAAGATATCTTGGTGTTGTCAACCTTTATTCTTCTATTTCTGGTTTTTCTAGGCATACAAATACGTTGGAAGTATTGGACTTTTCACTAGAGACAACTAAACTTGCAACTTGACATGATTTTTCATCAGCAAATTGACCTATTTCGATTACTTTATAACTGCCTTGGGCTGTAAGCATTACCAACACCAGAAACCACATTAGATGTATTCCTTTTTGTTATCTGTAACTTTCATTACACATTTACCTTTAGTAAGATTATCAATATTACCAACAAACTTACCAACTAGGTGTTCATATTTAGTTCCTTTTTGAAACCCACCAACAATGTAGCCTCGTTTCATATACCAGTCTCCTGATTTACCTTTACGAATAACATTATCTAAATACAATGTATCTTGTCCTTCAGGATCATATCTTTTTTGATCCTTAACATACTCTGATTCATAATCATCTTCAACTGCGGTAACATCAAATATTGTTTCTTCAAACATTTCATTTGTAACAGTAATAAGATCAGCAACTTCGTATGCAACATCAATATGCTCACCGGGTGCTTCTACAATATATCTTGAACCACTTTTGTTTTTCCAATATGGGCTATCTACACCATGCTTATAATCATCATCGTGTGCGGCATAGTTTTCTCTAACTTGAGTTTCAATTAAGTATTTCATTATACAGTCTCCTTTACTGTTAAAGTTATGTTTTGTTCTGCACATGCATCATAAATCTTCTGTTCCATAATAGGAGCAATTACACGTTCAATTTGATCAAAATCACCTGGGTGGTGATAATCACCTTGACTAAAAGGTAACATTAAATCATGTTTTTGTAAACCCATGCATTTTAAACTTTTACCTTTGTTTCCTAAACCATTATTAAAGATATCATGTACAACGTTTTGTGCTTTACGAAACTGATCTAGTTTACGATTCTTAACAGGATTAACACAAGGACCATCTAATGGAATTAACTCATTAAGTGCATCTACTGCTGGTTCTAAATTTTTACATACCCACATATTATATCTCCTAATTTCTAACTTTATATATACAGTATACAGTAAGATATCTTGCTTGTCAACCAGATAAAACAAAAAAAGTCATAAAAAAACCCTTATAAAACAAGGGTTTTTAAATTAATTTAATTTTTTTATAGTCCGTTTGGAACAATAATGTAATGAATTGATAAAACTACACCCACAGATGCACCTAGTCCAATCATCATTTTAAAGAAGTCTTTTGTTACCAATGGGAATACACTTTTAAACTTTTCCTTGCCTGTTATAGTTGCCATAGCAAGTTCACGTCCACATAGTAGTCCTACAAATACCCATGTTGTTGACATTGGAATATCATTTAGTTCTTTAAAGAAGAACAAGATTAACCAATATACACCATCAATAATTGTGGCACTTCTTACATAACGAGTGTTATGTTTTTCAATTACTATATTTTGTATTTTACCTCCACCTTCACGGAACATAAATGCAAGTCCTACAACAAAGACAATGCTCACTAGAATCATTAGATCCCATGGAACTTGTCTTGGAAGGAATACTGCAATGTTAGCCATGTCATGACTTAGCCAAGTAAACCACAGGAAGCCTGTTGTTACCCATTGTGCTATTCGCCATGCTTTTTTATGTTCTTCTTTAACAGGCTTTGCTTCGTCTAGTAGTTTAGTAACTCCTATCCAAATAACGTATGCCGCAACTGCCGCAACTGCATAACCCATCATGCTTTTCATAAGCATCTTCTCTAGTACAAAGGTACTTGCAAAAGCACTTAATACTAGAAAACTAGTACTAACTGGTACTCCTATACGTGTAAGTATTAATAGTAATCCTGGCGCCATAGCATGGTACCATTGTATCTCTTGAAATGGAATTTTGTTTAATCGTCCGTAACTAATATCTCCGCCATTAGTGTACCAACCATACCATAATGTATAAAGGAGAACTGCTGACGCCGCTCCCCACATTACTTTCCAATTGAATTTTTCGTTGTTTGATGCAATCCAAGTACCAAGAGTTTGTACTGAATCATTTGCAATTACTGAATAGCCGGCAAATAGAAATCCTATTGCCATCCATAGTGTGAGTGCGTCCATAATTTTCTCCTTTATTGCTTGACAGCTTTACCCTGTCGCTCACAATGTTAGTTTAATTACTAACAAAATTATTTATTAACCCCAGTCTTTGAAGTTACCATCGTCCTCGTTATCGTCGTAACCTTGTAAATATTCATAAATTTCTTGTGCTGTCATATTAGCTTCTTCAACTTTATCTGAGTTATGAGTATCCTCAGTATAATAATGAGGACGTTTCCCACGCCGATAATAACTGTCAGCACTTCCTCTGTCGTATGGCCCACCATGCCGTTGACATGGTGTAACTATTTTCTCAACTAATACGTCTATATCATGTCCTAGTTGTTGCATTGTATATCCCATGAATCTAAATTTGATGATTCCATTAAACACATCTCTTCAAAACTATCACATTCAAATTCCCACCATTTAAGAGTTTTGTTTGGAATACCTGTAAAATTAGGTTCGCCAATATGACAAGTTTTTTGTTCAATAACAATTGAAATTGCTGAACGTAAATGATTGAATGCCCAATTTGGTATATAAAAGTAATGAAACTTTTTAAGTAATTTATTATATGCAATTACTCTAAGGTCTCCAGTTTTTGTATTAACATTTCGAACTTCAAAACTGTTCATCCATTGACCTTTTGCTTTGTTATTATTTCGAGCACTACTGGTTACAGTTTTAGCATCAGACCCATCGCAAAAGTCACGCCCATGAGTACTATCTCCTTTAAAGTTTCCTATTGTTGCCATAGCTATTTCTGCAATAGTTTCACGTTGCATAATACCCATTTTTGTAAATTCAATCAGATGTTTCTCTTGTGCTTTTTTTAAATTCATATATGGAAGCAATTCTTTTACAAACAGAATGTCGTATTGAATTGCATTGTCGGTAGTAGCCATTTAATATCTCCTCTAATTATTTAGCCTACCCTTTTAGTGTAACACTAAGAAGTCTTACCTGTCAACCTTTTAATTATAGATTTTTGTAAAATGATTTTTTATATAAACATGCTATTATATCTTGTAATAGTCTAACGTATTTAGGTCCTTGCTCGCTCCAAGATGCTAAGTATGGTACAAGATTAATTGGATCTGATTGTTTTGATATTGTATTTTGAAATTCTAATTCATCTCTGAATTCTTGATATGCTGGGTGATTTTCTAATATAAAGAAATAATGTTCTATACTTTCACACCAGTTATTATAACTTCTAACACCCCACGGTGCATCTGGTGCACCTTTTGCTTTTAGTTGAGGTTCGTTTGGATTCCAAGTTCTAACGCCAAACAATGCATTGCCTTCTAAAGCAAATCTACTTTTACCCCACGCACTTTCATGTGCGGCTTGTGCTATTATTAGTTCTAGTGGAATTTGTTTTGATTTTGGATATGTTGATTTATTGGCATATATTGATTCAACACAATGTTTAATCTTATACGCAAAGTCTTTATTAGTTATTTCTGCCGCATTTACTGTTTGTGTAAACAATAATGCTATTGCTAATAATACTTTAATCACTAAGTATTTAACTTTTATGAACATATAGTTATATTATACTATAAAATAGACAAGATGTCTATGGTCTAAAAACCCAGTAAATACTAGGCTTTTACCATTCAAACAAGTTAGTAAACGTAGTTTTAGCCGCGGCTTTGTCTAAACCCCAATCTAACACACCAAGTAAGTTTTCTAGCTTCTTAGTAACTACTACTTCTTCCATGTGATCATCATCAAACGGAAGATCTTTAAACCATTCAGGAAGCCTTGTTTCATCTGTAGGATATCCTACACTTGTAAAGCCCATTGGATTATCTTTTAATCTACAAACAATAGTTTTCATGCCATCTGTAATTTCTACTGCATAATTGTCACTGTTAATTTGTCTTAGCTTATTCCAATTCAATGCGGCTGTTACATGTCCAGGCATTGCTGGCTTTTTAACATCTTTAACACTTTTACCATTGTCATGTGCTCTTTTACGATCTTTATCATACTTTGCCATTTTACCACGATATGCTGTTAAATTATTAACACGTTTAGGACTACCTTTTTGCCAACTTGGCTTTTCACGATACTCTTTACGAAACTCAATAATCTTCTCAAGTATATCTTGTTCTTCAGCATCTGTTAGTACTTCAAGCAATACATCTTTTAAAAAGTCTTGCATCCATGCTGGTGTATCACTACGTTTTAAGTCTAGTCCCATAGCTTTAATGTAACCAGCTTTACCGTCAACATCTTCACGTTTACCTTCATTATCAAACACTAGCATTGCATAACGTTTCTTTGTAATAAACAATCCACTGCTTCCAACCATTTCTCTACCTGCGGCAATAATACTACCTAAATCTAATGTAGTATGAAATGTTCTGCTCATAAAACCAGGAAATGTTTTGTTTACTTCTTCGCAAATTGCATCATAGTAATCAATGATGTTATCCTTATCCCAATTAATTTCATTATTTTTAATCTGGTCTTTTAGTATGGGATATGAACTAAAGTAAGTAGAATCTGTATCACCGTAAACAATTGCTTTGCCTTGATGATCATATTCGCCTGCAATAATTTTATTAAGTTCTGCGGCCATATGTTTTGCAATACAACGACCTGTTAGTGTTGTACTTTGTCCTAGCCTACTATCAAAAAATCTACTACCAGGATTAAGTAACGCACCATATAAACTGTTCAAGTTAATCTTTTTAACCAACTGTCGCTTATCCCAATATGCAAACTTGTCGCCACCTTCTTCACGTGCATCACGTGCTTTGGCTTGTAGCTCTTTACGTTCAGCATACCAACGTTCTAGCAAGCCAGGAATAATACCTTTTTTCTCGTATGTGAAGATTGTGCCATTTGCACTAATAATCCAAGGTTGTCCACTGTTAAACACAATTTCATATATCTCTGCGCCAGTGGCTTCAAAACTAGTTCCATCTTCAAAATCTAAATGTAATATTTCTTCAATGTCTTTGTTAATAACAAGTTCATATTCATGTGTTGCAAAACGACCTTCCCATGCTTCAGCAACTGTCTTTGCATTCTCAATCATTTCTTTTGTATATGTGTGTCGCACTTGCCCAATAATGGTTTCTGTACTCATATTACAACTGCGAATAATACTAGGGTATAGACTGTTTAAGTCAATACTGCCGACCCACTTATGCAAACCTTTTTTAGGTGTAGCAACATAAGCACCTGCCGCCTGTGTAGTGTCTTTGTCATAACGTTTATCAGGAACAATAAGTCCTTGTGAATGTGCTTCATTAATAATAGCTTGGTCTGTTTGTGCAACCGCACCCATTGTTGTTTGTAGTAGTACAGTATTAGAATGTGCTAGTACGTTTGCTAAGTCAATAAACTGTAGCTTCTTATCTAGCTTTACAAGCAAGTCAACGTCTTGCCTAGAATATGCAATAAACTTTTCAAAGTCATTGTTATACAATTGATCCAATGTACCTTCATAATCTACTTTACGGTCACCTAGTTCATATTCACCAATAGCATCCAAACTATAACTGTGCATCTCATGATATGTATACTTACGATACAACTGCATGTAATCCATGTGTACACGCCCAATAGTATCATATGTTTCCTGTGTTGCACCAAAACGTTCAAACTCACGTTGTTTAGGAAGTTTATCCCATAGACAAAAACGCCTTGTATGGCTTTTACTTAATACACGTGCTACACGATTAACTAGATAAGGAATATCAAATCCCTCACTGTTCCATCCACTTAAAATATCTGCATCGTCAATAAGATCTAAAAATGCTTCAAGCATTTCACGTTCAGTTTTAAATAGCATAGTATTTTCAAACTTGTTAGTAACTTCTTCTGCTTGATCAAACGTCATAGTTTTAGGACCAATAGCAAGACAAATTGTTGCATTCATCCAAGTATTGTGTAAACTAATTGCTGTTACTGCATTAAACGGATCTTCTGGTGGTGCAAATCCTGCTTCTTTGTTAAAGTCTGTCTCAATATCAAAGAAACAAATATTTAGATCTGGCGTTGCACTAGGATCATAATTTTCAGCGAATGTTTTAAATATAACATTAACATCACTTTCATATAGACCTTTATGTCCGTTAATCTTTTTTTCTGTGTTAAATTTTTTACTTGTGTTGCAAACAACACGTTCTAGTTTTTCACCAAAGATACTTGTGTATTTCCCACGTTGATCTTTATAATAGAATGTATACTTGGCGGGAATTTCTTTATATTCTCGCTTTCCGTTTATACGTTCTACAACGTGTACAATGTCTCTATCTCTGTCGTGAAATGCGTCTACGTAACTCATTCAGGGCTAATCCAATATTTTTCTAATTGTGGTATGTATTTAAGTATACTTGTTTTTCTGTGTTTGTCAAGTAATTCTGTTGTCTTACAGAAGAATTTCCAATTGTCTTTATCTTCTTCTGTGTAAGGTTTTTTAAGTAAATGTACTACTCCTCTCAGAACATGGTCTTTTGCATCATCCCATCTAGTGAAACATTGTTCTTCAATCCAACTTGCTAGCCATAATCTATATTCTATATCTGGGTGTACTTGTAAACAAAGATAAATTGGAGCAACAAGAGCGGCATTAAAACCAGTAAGATCATTTAACTTACTTTTCCCATGATGTTCGTGTTCCCATAACCATTCAATATAAGGTTTGATATTATACATATTAAGTAACTGTGGAGTGTAAGAAAGACCCATATGGAATATTTTACTACAGTCAAGTATTCTTTGTTGAATCATTTCACCTTTGTATTTTCCAATAGTTCCAACTGCTGGTCTTATATATTCATATACATCACCAATAGCATCTAAACTTACTACAAGTCTAGTATTAAGTTTTTTTAATTTTTCAGTTTTTTCTTCATCAAGCAAAGTTAAGTTTGTTACAATTTTTAAATCACCTTCGTAACCATGTTCAACTAACTTATCTACCATATGCCAAAACTCTGGTTGAAAAAACGGTTCACCACCACTACATTCAATTAGTTTACATTCAAGAAATGTTTCTAGATTCTCGTCAACAACACGAGCTGGAACTACGTATTGTTTTTGTTCCATTCTTGTTCCTGCTACTGCTCTATCAACTTCTTGTATACTATCCATATTTTTTAACAAATAGTTAACATCTTTGTACCAACCTGTGCTACGTTTTGGACTACACATAGTACATCTAAGATTACATGCATTACTAAAATCTATTGAAAATTTATTAATACCTTCGTAATGTCTTGGCTTTCTAGGGTCATTCCATTCATGCTGTGAGCCAAATCTATGACTCCATCCTGATTTGTTTTCTGATTTTTGACAACGTCCACATCCGTCAGGCCATACGTTTTCTTTTGTATTAGCCCTTACTTCTGCTGACTGTGAATTAAAAAAGAAATCTCTTGCGTTAATATCTTTTATATTTCCAAATAAACCTTTTCTATATTGACAACAGAATCCGTAATCACCAAAGTTATCAACATGTACTTCGTTATGAGGAGCAACACAATAAGTATTATTAAGGTCAGCTTTCCAATGAACCAAAGAATCATCTGGTACATTCTCATAAGGCATTATCATTCTATTTCTTGGCTTATTATCTTTTTTCAAAAACGTATACTCCTTCGAATTTTTCCCTACCAGCTAGTTTATCGTTACCTACACCTGGTCTAGTATTCAACATCATTTTAATTGTGCCCGTATGCTTGAACCCAACTTTTTCAGCTGTTTCAATCCATCTTTCCACAATATGGTATTCCTTGTTTCCGTACGATTTGTAGTCTGCGATGTTCGATGCAAACGTACCATCTGATCGTAATCCTCTTCTGATATTCTGCATAGTAGGTTCCACATACCCTTCAAACCATTCATCAAGTGTTGTGTACTTAACCATGCATTGTGTTTCTTCGTCACTGTACTTCTCCAAGTTAAAGTACGGTGGGCTACTAAACGCTAAATCAATATCTTCACACTGATAATCTTCAGAACCAGAACATATAAATTCTCCGTCAGCACCTAATAGTTCATTTAAATAATTTAAATACTTGATTGTTTCAGTATTAGGATCCGTACCTATGTATTTATAGTTTAAATTACTACTACTAATACCCAAGAGACGACCGCCATAACCACAAGAGTAATCATAAATGCGGCCCCACAAAACCGGACATAAGCGTTCTGCCAACGCTCGGGCGTGTTGAGGTTTAAAGTTCTGCACGTTTTCTCCCGTAACAAGTTCCAATGAACGGCGTAATGCAGTAGGATATACAAGGCGATTCCCATCCCTAAACTCAAAGCATATTCTGATAGCCCTGCGTAATTTAGCATCATCGTAAAATCTATCCTTTAATGAATTTGATCCTCTACCTTTTGGTTCGGCTGTTTGCATATTGGTAAAGATGAATCTGTTAATAGTTTGGCCTGCGTTGTTTCCGAGTCCAATTCGTTCAGCCTGCACACTGTTATATGACTTGGAACGAAACCCTCTGATTTCTTCTCTGAGACCTTTTTCGGTGTAATATATAATAGGGACGATACCACGATTACGGTAGAGATTAAAAACAGTATCGATAGTTCTTTCAGGATTTGCTTCATATGTCTCTTTCGTATGTTTATCAAATTCTGGGTACAGGTCTTCATATCCTGTAAACACATCAGCGAAGATGTGCTCTGGTTTAATACCCCAGAATTGATAAATTGTTTCTAACACTAATCAGCTCTGCCAACGCTCTCAAGTATTGTTTCGAGAGTATCAAAATCATCTCTATGTTTATGAAACTCTGCCTTGTGTGCAATTTTAATTGCCTTGTTTAGTACTGCTGGCTTAATGCCCATTTCTTCTGCAATATGCTTAACCGTATCTTTTAGACCTTCGTTAAGTGTTTCTACTTCAGTCATAACTTGTACGCCTTCTTGCATAAGGTTTTTTAGTTTAGCAACGTCTTCCGTTCCAAATGTAATGCTCATAGATTATCTCCTATTTTTGTAATTGTATATATAATACACTCTTATGTTGGAGTTGTCAATTGATATCTGAGTGTATTTGAGGCTCGTTCAACTATCACATCTATATTAGAAGCATGATGTCTTACTGCATCTAATCCTGCTAGTGCTAGTAACTTTTTGCTTTGTAATGTAGGCATTTGATGTTGATTGTATTGAAATAAGTAACTTATTGCTTTTAGTTTATTGTTAACATCGTTTACTTTAATATTCCACTCTTTATAACTATTACGTTGCAAGTATTCTTTTACCCATTGTTTTAAATTTTTATTATGAAATATTTTTAAAGCATTAAATGTATCTGCTGGATCACCTAGCCAATCATGCATCTCTAATACTACATCAGCATGTTCTGCCCACATTTCATCTTGGTTGATATATTGATTATAAAGATATTTCCAAGTACTGTCAATACTAGTAAATGCATTCATTTCATCACTGTATTCACGTTTTAAAAATAAGTCTAAATACAAGTAACTATTAGTACCCATTGTTGTTGTTATTACAGTTATAGGAAGATTATGTTTATTTTTATATTCTATAATCTCTTTTGTATTTTTAGCATGTGTAAATAGTGCTACACTTTTTCCTGTTCCTAAAGACTCCCATACTCTACATAATGTACTTAATGAACTTACATCCATTTGTTCATTATTTCTAATGTCAGGAGTATATGTTTCTACATATGTATCGGGAATGTTCCACCAGTCATTTATTGTTAATGCATCATTAAAATTTGTACCTTTTTCAGTATGGTACACATTATTATGAACTACATTATAACATGCTGGGCTTTGATTAATTATGTAAGTTAAGGCACTCGCACAAATTGCACTACGAGTACAGACAAGGTATATCATATTGTTTATCTTCTTTTAACGTTTGCCTTCAAGGAACTTAATACGTTTTTCTAAATCTTCAATCTTTTTTGTAAGTTTTGGATTGGCTGCTTTCCATGCATCTGGATTATGTTTGAACCATGTCCAACCCCATCGGTTGATTAGGAAGTCTAATGTTGCTTCCCATTTGTTAATTGCCCAAAAAGCTATGTATGTATCTTTAATCCAGTATACAAATAATGCACCAAATATGCTACCAACTATAGCTGTGTAAATCCACAACCTGTCTGTAACCATTTGTACAATTATATCCCACATTATGCGTTAGCCTTATTAAGTGTTAACTGTGCCCATTGTTCTCTACCTGCACCAGCTTGTGTTGGAATAACACTGATACTAGTTGATGCTGCGTGTCCGCCTCTTCTAAATGCAATTAAATCATTTTCGTTTTTAATCATTGCAAATTTTTGATTTGGAAAACTACATAATAGTAATGCATCAAAATCGTCTCTATTTTTGTACCATAAGAAGTTTGCTTTTAAATAAGCATCTTCAATTTCAATTGGATTATCTGTTTTAGCAAATGCTTGTATAATTGGATCTGCAAAACCTTCTAAGTCCATCTTTAGTAGTTCTGTCATAATTGCTGTTCTAAGTTTTACACTGTCTGGTTGATTTAATGGTAAGTCTTGTGCTAGAGCTGGAATAAATTTACCTAATCCTAAACTACCACCTTTACCACCAATTGATGCTATAACTGTTGGAATTCTATCTGCGTATTTGTCAATTACTGTACGTTTAGCTTTTTGTGATCCGCCACCGTAACCAATACGTCCACCAGTGCTAGATACTGCTGATTTTAATTCAACTTTACCAATACCTTCTATTTCTAAATCACCTTCACCTGACGCTAATCTAATTTTGTTACTTAGACATGCAAGTGCATATTCACCTGGTCCTTTTTGCTTCTTACCTGTTCCATAATTTTTAAGTTCATGAAAAACTTTAATAGCGGCTGGGTGTGTGAATATTGCTGAGAACGAAACTAATGGTGAATTAAGTTTTGATACATCAACTACTCCACCTTTTTCTAATTGAGAAATCATCTCATTCATTGATTTAAAATCACTATCAGCTGATGCAATAATTTTAGTTAAGTCTTGCATAACTAAAGTTTTTTCTTTATCACTTAATGGTTCATCTGCTAATGGTGCTGCAAAACCTGCTTGAATATTATCTCCAATTTGACCACTATTTAATAGTTTATAAATTCTATCTAATAATTTAGCGTCCTCGTCATTATCTGCTCTAAGGCCGGATATTCTAGATACAATAATTTCTTTTTCTTTATCTAAATCATCATATTCAAATAAGTTTCTAAGTCTCATAATAAATTCCTCTTTTATATACTACTATTTATAATAAAACCCAATTTGTCCGCTATCTAAATTTCCGTTAGCGTCATCTTCGCATTTCTTAAAAATGTAGCCCATATGCTCATATTCCATGAACATTTGTTGATCTTCGTGTGCCCATATAGGTATTACTTCTACTGCCCATTTAGGATAACCTATATTATGCCTTAAATGAACTTCTATAATTTTACCACCTTTAAAATCAATGTTAATGTGTTTAGCTGAACTTAGTCCATCAACCCAACTTGGTAAATCATAGTCAGGAAAGGGTTCTACCTTTTCCCATTTGTTAAACGCTGAAAGACTTCTCGAATGATGTATGCCTCTCATTGCTTGCTGTGGATATATTTCTCCTTTACGGAATGTATAGTCCACACTAACTAAATCGCCTTCAAAATATTCACACCAAAAATGTCCTGGTGTATTAATAGTCTGACCTTTTTCAAGTTCTACTATTTTTGCTGAAACTCCCATATTACTTAAATTCATAATAGGTCTTTCAACATACATTCCTGTACTTGGTACAGGAACAGTGTCAGGCCCACAACTATAACCTAGCTTTTGACTTAATTCTAGTTTATTGTAGACCCACCTTAAGGCAGGATATGCCTGCCAACTATCTGCGTTTTTTGGTTCGCTCATTTTTTATTCCAGTGCAATTACTACACCTGCAACTATCACATACTTTTATCATACGTAATTCGCCGCCATCACAAGCATAGTCTTTAACCTGTTCCCAACGTGAAGTTCCACAATGTGTTGGATGACCGCAGTTTTGGCAAGAGCCGTTTGTATGTTCTGCTATCTTCCTTGTGAATTCCATTGGTTTACAGTTTCGCCATCTTCAACTGATGTTGTGTGTTTGCTTCTAGAAATGTTTCGATAAGTTTTTTAGTCATTCACTAATTTCTTTCGTCTATTTAATAGATTTCCAAAGTTGATTAACTAGTTTATCTTTAGTTAATCTTCTGTCAAGCTCAATACCATATACTCTGCCAACTTCTTCAAGTTTAGCTTTAGTCATGCTTGATAGTTCTTTTTTGTTTTTAAAAGACGGTTTTACTACTAGTGGTTTTGTTTCTGTTTTCTTTTTAACTTCTTTAACTTCATCAGTTAGTACTAATGGCTTTTCAGAAGAAAAAATATTCTTTATCCATTTAAACATAGTATTTCCTTTTATTATTTGCGTTTTTGAATCCAATCAGTTATACGTAATCGTCTTTCTGACTTAGCGGATTCGTCTTGTTGTTGAGTCATGAATTTAATAACGGCAGCTTTAGCTCCATCTGGTACATTGTTATGGTAATCTTCAGAATCCATATCATATACACTAATGTCTTTATCACTAAATGGGCTTCCGCCTTGGTGTTCATGTCCTACATGTATCTCATTAGATTTCTTAGATTTAATTCCGCTTCCATCTGTGTCAGCATAATCTAATCTACTATCTAAACCTAATACATCAACTTCTTTTGGATCTGCTTTTACTACATTTTTAAAAGATGTTAAATCAGCTCTTTTATGCCCACCACCGGTAACAGTACCAGTATTACGATAATCTACTTTAAAGTATTCACCGTTTGGGGCTCTAATGTAGTCTGTGTTTGGTGCATACAGATCTAATTCATTAATTTGTTTTTCATTTTCTGTCGCAGCTCTAAAAATCTTTTCTTTTAATTTTCCTGCATGCTTAGATGCATATATTGCTTTTGGTGTTTTTTTTGATTTTGGTCTGCTTGGTGGTGTTGATGTTGGTGGATCCATCATTGGTTTTGGTGATGTTGTAGGTGGTGGTGCTGGGTCTGGTTCACTCGGTTGTGATGGTGATTTTGGTGATGGTGTTGGATCCATAAATTTAGGCATCTTACGTTTTGAATGACGACTTGGTTCGCTAGGTTGATTTGGTTTGTTATTTTCAACAAATACTTGTACCATATCATCGCCATTACGTAGTCCGCCTTTTTTAACTTTTACGTTTTCTTTGCCGTATTTCTTTTCAGCTTCTTCTGGAGACATACTAGTTTGTTTCCAACGCTTTTCTGCTTCTCTAACTGCACTACGCAAACCTGATTCGTATTGTACACTTTCGTATTCACCTGGCATAGCCATGTCTTTTGATCCTGCCCATTTTGCTAAACGTGCCGCTAACTGTGCTGCTTCTTCTCTAGAAAGTTGAACATAACCTTCAGAGCCAGTAAGTTGTATTGCTATTCCGTCTTTACTTGCGAATTGCTTTACACTAACGTCTCCGATGTTACCCATTTCAGTACCTTCATCTAATTCTGCACCTTCATCTAATTCTGCACGTTTTAAAAAGTCTTGAATTACATCTGCATGTAAACTTGTTAATAGTTCATGCATTACTTTTTCATAACCATGCTTTTCAATCATATCATATACAGGTTGTGTATAATACCCACCTGCTTCGTTGGTTTGACGTTTTTCAGATGCACAATCATCACATGTAGTAATGTCGCCATCTGTTTCGGATGCAATCCATTCACAGTCCGCACATCCTTCTGTACCTTCATTTGCTTTTTCTGCTTTTGATGCATGTACTGCTTTACGCTGTGCATCTGATTTATATTTGCCTTCTAACATTGGGTAATACTTTTTAACAATAGCATTACGTGCTTCTATTTCATCTGGGTTAATATGTCCACGTTCATAATGGTCTTTTTGAATTTGTGCCATTAATTTTTGTTCTTCGGGTGTACCGAATTCGTTTGCTAATGCAATACCGTTTTCTGTGTGGTAATTGTTATCTTCATTATCTAAGTATTGCTCTTTGCTAAACATATTATTTCACCTTCTTCTTTGCTTTGCTCAATGCATTTTTGAAAAGATCTTTTGCTACAACTTGTAACTCATCTGTTCTCTTTTCATCAAATTCCATACCTTCGGTAATATCTGAATCTGCATGAGATTTATATTTGTATCTTGGATCGCCTGCTTTATATCTTTGCCAAGCTGGAGTATTTAACTCTTTATCAGCCGGAGTAACTACTAACGCATCATGTTCTTCTTTTCTTTTGCTTGATGCTTTAGCAACACTTGAATCTTCTTCAACTCCATTTACGTTATCCCAAAAATCAGCTGCCGCTTCGCCGCCGCCTAATTGGTCTGCGTATTCTCTAACAAAATCTTCTTTATCCATATCTTCTGCATTATCGTGTAACATATTCTTCATTTGTCCTTCATTAACATCTTTGTCTAATGCTCTGAAGTCATCATATGTTAAAAACATATCACGGTCTGAATCGTAATAGCTACCTTCTTTTGGATCATAATAAACTACTTTTCCTGATTTTGTAGGAAATGGTCCTTCTAATCCATCACGCTCTTGATATTTGTCTGTATCCATTGGAGGTAAGATTGAATACCCTTCTTCCATATGTGGAGGAACTTCTGCATGTGAATGCATATGTGGTTGTATTCCTTCTGGTTCAACTTCAGCTTTCATGGCATTGTATTCAGTGTAACGACTCACTGCATCAATATCTTTACTTGCTTGTGCTATTTTACTTTGTACCCATGGTTCTAAATCGTCTCTATCGTCAATTATTCCATGTAACTTAATAGCATCACGTGCTAAGAAATATAGTTGTGAACGAGCCATAAACCCGTCATCGTCATCTGCGTCAAGCACGCCTTCTGCTACCATACCTACTGGTGTTTTTGGTGTAATTTTTTTCTTCTTACTTAATGATTCTTCTACATCTAAATGTGCAACTGCACCGTAGATTCCTTCTTCTAATGATTCGTATACATTACTTAGATTGGCTCTAATATCATCAAGCCAAGCTATGTCTCCACCTATTTCTGCAATAGCTTGTTCTAGTCTGCTGTCTTTTTTAAAAACTTTTTCTAGTTTATTAATCTGATCCATCGCAAGACTGAAAGTATTTTCAATTTTTTGATTATTCATAGTCGTTACCTTTTTTCAATGCCACGACTGTTCTTACCGCCGCGTTTTCTGATTGTTTCTAATTCTTTATATGTATTAGTGATTGCTGTAATAAATCCTTGTACTAAACCTTTATTAAGATTATATTCTACATTATCCCAATTTCCCATTTTAGCCATCTCTGCCATTTCAGTGAACATACGTTCTACTTTTTGCTCTAAAGACTTTAAATTCATTCTACCATATCCTTGTACCAATACTTCTGGGTTATTTGGATCTTCTGGATTTTTAGAATAAATCTCTTCTTTTGCTAGCTGAGATTCTCTCATCTTTTTATTACCTTCACTGTTTCAGTGTAACCGACACTTTGCTTTTTATGTTTACCGTCACCTAAGTATCCTTTTGGATCAACTGCTTTTCTAGCATCTTTTTTCTTAGTTCCGGGTGTCATAGGAAACGATATGCTGGCAAAATTACCAGACATTGTATCGCCGCCATCGGCATCTTCGGTTATTATATCATATATTTTCATACAAGTATTTATCTAATTAATATCAAAAGTCTTAGTAATTGAGTGTCGCACTCATTAACTTAACAACATTCTCCCATGTTTTAGGAATATTCATCACTAAATGCATGCTGTTGTCCTTCCAACTATGTGTTCTGTGTGTTTTACGTGTGTCTATGTAGTATACACCACCAGCTTTAATAGGCCATATATGCCCATCTGTATGCCATTCATATGCATCGTGTGTTACATTATTTGATATAAATGCACATACTCTAAATGTATCTCTTGTTAACATAGGCTGATCTTTATGTGGTGGAAACCAACCTCCTGCTCCACTATTAACAATCATTGTACGTCCTAGGGGTTTCCAGTAATCTAGTAATGGATGCAAACTAGATAAGTCTTTATACAATTGTGTTGGAACATTAAAGTCTAATTCACTTAGTTTACGTCCTGTACGTCTACGTGCTTCTGGCATACTTAAACTATCCCAAGGTTCATCACCTTCAAGTCCTACTACACATAGTCCTTCTCTGTTGTTTACTACACCTTCACGTCTAAGATAAGGTACCCATTTATCGTCGTATTCTTTAATTTGTTTTTTAAACCAACCTAAATCAATTTCCCACTTTAACGGTTCAACTGTACTTAACGCTTGTAGTTGAAGTTCACATTTAATATCTTCTGCTGTTGGTTCCCATCTACTTGGATCTTCTAACCACTTATCATAGTAGCCGCCTTGCGTTGCTTGATTTGCTTTAGGAACTGTATTAAGTTCTTTGCCGTTTTTGTCTACTTTTGAATAATCCATTTTAATCCTCTATATTTCTAATTATGTTCTTACTTATATTACGGTCCGCTTTTTTACTACTTCGTACTGCTTTATTCTTTTTTGCAATTACTTCACGTCTTTTATGCGGCTCTAGTTTACTTAAATGATTTACATCTGGAGCATTTGCCCATACTAGTGCGTCTTTCTTAGATACACTATTCATTGGACCGTGTGTATCTTTGATATCATCTTTGTTAAATTTTTTATTAGACATAATATTCTTTAGCTAAAGAAACTTACTCTTAAGTTTGCTTTGTTAGCTACCTTTAAACTTGCTTTGTTATTAGGGTTAATAACACAATGTAATTGCTGATCACCAAAACGTTCTTTGCATTGAATCACAGCATTTGTAGCAATACCTAAATTTCTGTACTTCTTGCTAACAAAATATGCTGTTTCCATATCTTTTTTTATTTCTATGGCGCCAGCAAGTATTCCATTGTTAATCCATATACCCCATGTATTATAATGTGAAATGAAAGAAAATGCAACCTCTTTTGTAAAGGGCCATTCCAAATAACACTTTATTGCAGTATCTTCGTCAATAATACTTCTTAAATGAAATATATCTTTATTACTTAGTCTACGAAGACTTACTTTCATTTTACTTATCCATTAGTTTAACTATCCTAGGTTTGAATAGTTTTTGATCGCCTTTGGTTGTTTTAAGAACAGGCTGATTGTTATCATCTGTTGAAAATCCTGTTACTGTTGCTCTACGATTTTTAAATTTACCAACCATTATTTCATCGCCGATCTCAATGTTTGGAAGTTGTAATACATCTTTTATTTTCATAACATTTCCTTTATATTGCCATCGTGTCCTTCTGTTGGAAGCCACTTTGACGATGGCATTAATGGATCATTTTCATCCCATCTAGAACTTAGTCTTAAAACAAGATTAATTCCATTATCATCAGCTAACTTTTTAGCATCATCAATTTGATGTTCATTAAAGCTAAAAGGTATCCATTGCCAATAAATATCTTTTCCTTGTTTTACTCCTAAACACATAGCATCGAATGATTGTTGCCAGTTTATACCAACTCTATAATTATGAGCAGTATCAGCTAGTCCATCAACACCGAACCATATCTTATTGTATTTAGTTTCGTAGCAATCATATAATTCTTGCCACCAACTTTGTTTCTTGCCTGATCCATTTGTATGTAGATCCCAACTATAGTTTTCTTCTTCTAGCCATGTTATAAATTCTATTAATCTAGGGTGATATATTGGATCACCTAAGTTACCACACATATTAACTATACGTGGCTTAGTTTTAATTACTAATTCCTTTGCATGATCTATATTAAGATCATCAATTGTATATCTGCCTTTGTATATTGTTCTGGGACATTTTGGGCATTCAAGTAAACAACGCTTAGTCATTTCTAAATGTAATAGCATGCCACTATTCATTTACATATACCCAGTTTTCTGTTGGTTTGTTTGTGGAAGTGAAAGGCTTACTACATTGTTTCCAACATGCATTCTGTGCCCATGTTTTAGGATCTTTTTTTAAGTTTTCTACGTATTTCTTTAATTCGTTATTAAGAATGTTTTCAATTGAATTATTATTTAGGTTCCAGTTTGGATTTTTGTTTATTGGACCTGCTTCGCCTAGCCAACAACATGGCCTTACTTGACTGCCTGATGTAACATACAGTCGTTGTGCATTTTCGCATTTTGGATACAGTTTGTCCATGTTTTCATTATTCAAAAACGGCTCATATCAAAACCAGCATCAGTATCTAATGATTCTCTGGAAGTTCCAAAATATCTAGCCCAATACTTTAAACGTTCATTTGTACTTAAACGTTTAGCTTCGTGTTCTTTAATCTTTTCTATATAATGAGCAAACTGCTCAGGAGTCATTAACATTACTTAATCCTCTGTAGTAGTTCCTTAAATCCATTCACTGTGTGAATATATTCTTCAATGTCTTTTTGTTTATCTTCATCTGAATCTAGATATAGCATTATTACTTTTTTTGCTTCTAGTGGTGATACGTTTATTACTATATCATTATAAAACTTAACTGGAAAGGAAGCATTATCCTTTCTTGCTGATATATTGTATAATACTTTCATAACTGATGATTGTTTAATTGCTGCTTCCATTAATTTGGATTGTGATTCAGTTAAACCTAAATTATACAGATTATGTGGTGTGCTATTCTTACGTGCTTTTTTGTGAAGTTCTGCTGGTTTACCTTTGCCAAAAAACTTAGCTGCTTCTATCTCAGTTTGACCCGGTTTAACATCTACAGTAGTATTAACACCTGGAACTATTACACCGTCTTCCTTAACGCAATTGTTTACACGCTTGCCTTTGTTTTTTCCTGTGCCGGGCTTAGTTCCTTTTTTCTTATAACCATCCCAACAATCAATTTCATTTATTTTCATAATAATGTTCCTTTTAACTATTTATCGATTTAAACAGTTCAGTAAACGTTTTTTGCCAATTGGTTTTTCTTAAAACGTCTAATCTTTCTAAAAAATCTGCACATTCATATATATTACCTTCATATTCCATGGTCATTTTAAGGTAATTTATTAAGTGTTGTATTTTACTTCTATGCTCTGAATTTTCATATATATTTATTAAATCTAGCTTTGATTGCTTAGATAATTGCTTGCAGTCAAGCATATGTGG